ATGTGGGTTCATGTCTGCCCCCTGATTTTTACCGCCGCGTCTTTTGCTGCCGTCCCGTAAAAGCCATGAAACTCTGCTGTGGTATCGCAAATCCTTGCATCCTCTTCCCGTTGCTCAACACAGGCTTGGAGGATGGCTTGCTTGATAGCTTCCTTTGCACCCATGCTGATTGCGTAATCAGCGCGAATCCTTGACGCTATTTCTTCCGCTCGGTCAGGTGTCATCTCGTCCTCCCATTGCTGCTATGGCTTGTTCTTTGGCGGCAGGGCATACACAAAACCCGTCTGCCCCCATGTCATCCAGCATTTGAGACAGGGCTTCTTCCAACGCAGCAGCGCGGGACTCGGCTTGCTCTCTAGCGGTCATTGCATCCTCAAATGCGTTTTGCAACTCTGCCAGTTCGCGCTCATGTTTGTCTCCTTTTAGATAATCATCTATCTCTTCCGCCATATCAGGGTTTTCAAAAGGATCAATGCACAACCGCGCTTGCCGCAACAAAACATCAGCTTTGCCCATCTCAATCTCGTCCTCCAACTCCTTGACACGCTGTTCAAGCCAGACGATCTGCGACGCTGGACTGGTTCCTTTTGTCATGCTCATTTCAGGCTCCCTTCCTTAACCATGTCGCGCACGGTGTTCCGAACCATATCCTCATAGAACAGGCTGTAGCTAACCGTTTTGGCAACCCAATAGCAGCCGTACAGCGCACCAAAAACAGCTAGTGTAATAACGCCAACCACCAAAGCGTCTTTCATTTGTTCCCCCAGTCCGGCGTCTTGCCGTTCTCGATGATCCACAGGTTGCGCTGGCGCATCCACTGCACCGCCCTAACCCACTTCGCGGCGTTGCGGCGTGTGGTGAATAGTCCTCTTGCTCTTGATGTCAGGCTCATTTGATCCTCTCGATCTCGCGCTCCAGATACCAGCGCGCTTTCTTCAGGTCAGCATCCTTTTCCCCCTTCAGCCCGGCGCGCCAGATGTACTTGATGGCGTTGCCCAAGTTGAAATTCATATGCTCGGTGATCTGGATGCACTCAATCCCCGAGGGATGACTCTTGTAATGCTCCGGGTTGGTGGGGTCAACCATTCAGCAACTCCACTCGTTCCCGGGACACGCGCAGCACGTTGTACCGCTGGTGCAGACGCTCCAGCACCACTACACGGCGCGGCCCTTTCTTCTCGGCTTCCAACATGGCCAAGACTTCGGCTTCGGTCTTGGTGCTCAGTACATGGTTTAGTTCACGCCAGGTCAGCAATTTTCTTCTCCAGTTCTTTGATGTTGTTCAGTACCCGATGCAGCCCCCGCTCGGCGGCGTTAAGCTGCCGGTAGCGGATGGTCAACTCGGCCATTGCAGCGCGCAACTTTTCCTTCAGTGCGTCAATACGTTTCATGCCAGACACTCCATTGCCAGTTGTGATAAAGATTTCTTGTCGTGCAGGGCCGCGTAGATCTTTTCGTCCACGGTCGCGTTTGCCATCAGGACGTAGCACCACACGTCATGCTGCTGCCCGCTGCGGTGCAGTCGCCCGATAGTCTGCTCGAACAACTCCAGCGACCACGGCAAGGACAGGAACACGATCCGGCTGCCACCAAACTGCAAATTCAACCCGTGGCCGGCAGACTTGGGATGCACCAGCAGCAACTCAATCTCGCCCGCGTTCCAGCGGTCAATCGCCTCCGGCTCATCCAACGTGGAAGCCATCGGGTAGGCGCGCTGCAACTCGGCCAGTTCGGCCTTGTACTGGTACACAATGATCGTGTTGGCGTGTTGGTTCTCGGTCAACAGGTCGTCAAGCAACCCAAACTTGGCTGAGTCAAAAAACACCGGCCCCGCGTCGGTGTAGACGAACCCCGAGGCCATCTGTTGCAACTTGCCGGTCACCACCCCGGCGTTCAAGGCCACCGCGGTCGCTGTCGGAAACTCAGCCACGAACTGCTTCTTCATGGCCTCATACGGCCCCCGATCGCCCAGATCGCACGTCAGCACAACCGTGTGCAGCGGCGGCAGCTTGTCCTTGTATTCCCCGGCGTCCAAGACGAACGTGGCGGGCTTGATGCGCTCCATCACCTGCTCCAACGCCCCCTTGGCCGGCGTCCACTCACCGAAGTCGCGGTTGATGCAATGGAAGTACTGCTGCAAGAACGCGCCCTTGCTGCGGCCCAGTAGCGTCTGGTCGATCACCTTGCACTGGCCGAAGACATCTTCCAGACCGTTGGATGTAAAGCTGCCGGTCAGCCCCCAGCGGATCCGCATGGCGTCCAGTATCGTGGCCAATGCCTTGAACCGCTTGCCGGACGGGTTCTTCAGCCGGGTTAGTTCGTCAAACACCACGCCATCAAACCGCAAGGGTTGCTCGGCCAGCCATTGCAAGTTGTCGTAGGTCGTCACCACCACCTGGACGTTGGCCTGGAGCGCCTTGATGCGTTGCGTCGGTGTGCCCACGGCGATGGTCATGGCAAGCGTCGGTGCCCAGATCTTGACTTCCACCGGCCAGACCGACTCGGCCACCCGCTTGGGGGCAATAACCAAGAACCGTTGCACCTCGCCCGCGGCCAGCAGGTCGCGCATGGCCGTCAGCGTGATGGCGGTCTTGCCCGCGCCGACAGGCGCCAAGATCATCGCCCTGTCCCGCTCGTACAGGAAGTCGGCGGCTAACTCTTGATACGGTCTTAGCCCCATTGCGCCGCCATCGCGTCAGCAACACCTTGGTAGGTTGCGCTACGCAACTTCCATCTGTCAGCAGTCGGCCCCAGCTTGTTCTGCCCACTGGGCGTCTGGTTGGCGCGGCGCGTCTTGGCATCCCCAGGCAACTTGTCGGTCGGCTCCAGCAGCGGCAGATTCTTCAACCACAGGCACGTCTTTTTGCTGGCGTCATGGCCAAAGTACCAAGGCTGAATGATCTGGTCGGGCTTTCTGACGCGGCTGGAAATAATGCTGACCGGGTTTTCCAGCGCGATCTTCTTGATGGGCGCGCCCATCAGCAATTGCACAAACGCCAGCGCGTCCTCGGTCAACTTGGGGTCGCGCAAGCCCCGCGTTGTCCAGTGCATACCCGATACCGACAAAAAAGTGCAGGGCGGGTGAGCGACCATCAAGTCCCAGTACGGATGCGCGCTGGGCCGGCCAAACAGTACGCCGTCACGCTCGGTGTATTCAATACCGTCTTGCGTCGGGCCGTAGCAGTAGCACTCTGCCGGGTCGGTATCCGTCGTCTGGCACCATCCGTCGCCCTCCGGGTCGCAATCAGCGGCGAACTGCACCGGTGCCCACCCGTCCAGCAGATGCTCGACCGGCCCTTGGTAGTGCAATCCCGGTGCGTCGGTCGGCAACAGATCGCATGACACGGCCTCATGCCCCCGGGCGCGGAACGCATCCCGCACCACACCGCTATACTCACAAGCTATCAAGACACGCATCGACTTCTTCCTTTGACTTAAGCACCAAGTAATTCATTCCCATCCGCGCCATGTCAGCCGCGAAGATCTTCTGCAACGGTGACAAGCGCCCTTTTACAGTCTTCAGTTCTACAAACCACACCCGGCCACCGGGCAGCATGACGATACGATCGGCCACACCCACACGCCCCGGTGACACCCACTTGTAGGCCACACCGCCGCGCTCGGCGACACGGCGTACAAGATGGCGTTCGATGTCTTTCTCAAGTATCATGCAAAAAACTTTAGCACACAAAATAAATCTGTGCTACTATTATTTCTCCACTTCAATAAAGGACACTAAATTGCATATCTTATCTTTTGGTGGTGGTACTGATTCAACAGCTATCATTGGTGGTTGGGTAGAACGCGGCCTGACGCCTTTTGATTACATTCTTTTTGCCGATACCGGCGGCGAACAACCGCACACTTACGCGCACATTGAGCGTATGCAAGTTTGGTTGGCCGCGCACGCTTACCCCCCCATCACGATAGTTAAAAAAACTAACCGAGCGCAAGAAATAATGACGCTTGAACAAAACTGTTTAGATTCCCACATGCTTCCTTCGCTTGCATACGGGTTTAAAAAGTGTTCGCTTAAATTTAAAGTTCAACCACAAGAAAAATTTATTAATCGTTTACCGGGTATGCGAAAATATTTTAGGGCGGGCGGTAAAGTGGAGAAATACATAGGCTACGAATTTAGCGAACAACGCCGCTGGATGAAAGCCCCGTTGGAGGATAAAAAATACCGCTATCACTACCCTTTAGTTGAATGGGAATGGTCGCGGCCCGAATGTATAGCCGCAATAACACGTATGGGGCTGCCGTTGCCGGGTAAAAGTTCGTGTTTTTTTTGCCCCGCCAGCACCAAACCTCAGATAGCAAAAATGAACGACGAATACCCGTTGTTATTTCAACGCGCGTTAGCTATGGAAGCGAACGCTAAGTTAAGAACCGTCAAAGGTTTAGGGCGTAGATTTTCTTGGCGCGATTACGCTACTACGTTAGAAGAGCCAACGGTAACCCCCTGTATGGTTTGTGTTGACGAAAATTAAAGGACAGTCAAATGGAACATTCTAGTGTCGTCGGCGGCTCAACCGCCAAGCGCGTGATGATGTGCCCCGGCTCAGTCGCGCTGGTGGCGCAGATGCCGCCCTCGCTCTCCAACGCGTATGCCGACAAAGGTACGTTGCTGCACACCGCAATTGCAGAGGTGTTTCTGGACGACAAGCGCCCGGAAGAACTCCTCGGCATGGAGTACGAAGGCCACACGCTTGACCAAGAGATGTGCGACGAAAAGCTGTGGCCGGCCATCAAGCTGATGGATGATATCGACCCCGACCAAGAAATGGAGATCGCGGTCGAGACACGGGTGGCGTTCGGTGCTTATCTGCCCGGCGCGTTTGGCTCGACCGATCTGCTGGGCCGCATCGGCAACACCGCGTTTGTGATTGATTGGAAGTTCGGTGATGGCGTGATCGTGGACGCCGAAGAGAACCATCAACTGATGTACTACGCGGCTGCCGCCATGCGGACGCCCGCGGTTGCCCACATCTTCAAAGGTGTGGACGTGATCGAGTGCGTCATCATCCAGCCCCCGGCCATTCGCCGGTGGACAACGACCCCGGCCAGAATCAAGAAATTTGAACGGGATCTGAAAAGTGTGATCAAGATCGCCAAGGAACCGGACGCGCCACTGGCTGCGGGCGCGCACTGTCGCTTTTGTCCCGCCAAACCAACATGCCCCAAGATGACCGGCGCGGTAGACCGCGCGCTGAAGGTCAAGTTGGACGCTATTGATAACGACATGCTGGGCGGGTATGCTGCCAATGCCGTGCTGCTGCAAGGCTGGATAGACAGCCTGAATGAATTGGTCGAGCAGAAGATCCGCGCAGGTAGCAAGATACCCGGTTGGAAACTGGTCGCAAAGAAAGGCCGGCGCCAGTGGGTGGATGAGGCCAAGGCCGCTGCCGTCCTGACGGAGTTGGGCATCGACCCGTTTAAAAAGGAACTGCTCTCGCCCGCCCAGGCTGAGAAGAAAACCAAGAATCTGCCGGAAGGACTGACCGTGTCAGTGTCGTCCGGCGATACGCTGGCACCGGAGAACGATCCGAGGCCGGCGGTGTTGCAAATCGGTCAGCATCTTGCTGCCCTTTCTAAAATTCTCTAAGGACTAAAATGAATATCGTCACATTCGCAGGTGCAAATCTCCCGGCTGTTGCAAGCCTCTCCACCAGTCTCCTGAAGTTGAAGTCGGAGGCCGGCCCCGCCGGTATGGTCATCCTCAAGATGGACAAGACCGGGCATTGGGTGTTCGGTGCTGACCAGACCGAGATCGAAGAAGGCAGCCAGTGGGCCATCAACCCGTTCTCGTTTATCCACGGCTACATCGCGTGGGGTGATGGGGAGGTGTTGGGTGAGAAGATGGCGTCGGTCAGCGATCTGCTGCCGGAACTGGACGCAGCGCCTCCCGGCGCAAAGAAGGGTTGGGAGACTCAGGTCGGCATGTCGTTGAAGTGCATCTCCGGGGAAGACACCGGGATGGAAGCGCGCTTCACCACCACGTCGGTGGGCGGTAAGCGGGCGGTGCAGGATCTGGCCGTGGCCATCGCCGAGCAAGTCGGCAAAGACCAGACCACACCGGTGCCGATTGTCACGCTGGGTAAGGAGCATTACCAGCACAAGTCCTACGGCAAAATCTTCACGCCGGTCTTTGCTGTGCAACAGTGGGTCAGCCTGACCGCCGAGCCGGCACCGGCTGCCGTGGTGGCGCCCGAGGTCGAGGCACCGGCGCCCGCTCCCGCGGGCCGTCGTCGTCGGGTCGTAGCGTAAGGAGGGGCGGGGGCGCAGTTTGGCCCCCGCACATTGACATGGACAATCAAACCTGTAGTAACTGCAAGTTTTACAATATTGAAAACGAAACGACCGAGGGCGATGAGGGTGAGGCAATACACCCGTCTGATTTTGAGTCGGATTGCAGGCGTTACCCTCCGGTACGGGGCGATGCGGAATATTATGGCACTATGAGTGGTTGGTTGGTGCGTGGCTGTTTTAGTGGGCCAATTGTTCAGGCTACCAATTGGTGCGGTGAGTGGCGCAAGAGATGATCTGGCTCGACTTTGAAACCCGTAGCCGCTGCGACTTACCCAGTCGTGGCGTCTACAACTACGCGCAAGACCCCAGCACCGAGGTGTTGTGCATGGCCTATGCGTT